GTCGATGATTCCCTGGGATAGCTGTTTCCAGCCATTGTCTTCTGTCAGTTGTAGCTGTTCGAGTTGTAGTGTTAGTGTTTGAGTTGTAGCAAGTGAGTTTTCTTCGGGGTGGGGACCACTTAATCGACCCACACCAGCACGCCGAGTGCATAGCCTATTGTTTTCGGAGGGCACACATGCACCACTAGAGGTAAATACCTCTCCCTCCGCTGACTGGGACTTCCCAGACAAGCACCCCAGCGGGATTTGCTGCATCGGACCGTCCGGCGAATAGTCCGAAGCCCTGATCACGGGGTTTTGCGACAATTTTCCACGGTATACGTATTTCTCCATGTCGAGGCGGTTAGCTTCTTCATATGTTGGAAACGCGCATGGGGCCATGTGGTATATTGCGCTTCGTGCAGCGTCAAGTTTTGGGTAGTGCAGATTCCAGACCTGTCGCGAGTGTTGTGAGAGTTCGTAAACGGCATCTTGCAACACTAGTGCAGTGAGGGCTGCTTGGCTATCTGTCCGGGTCTTGTTCCAACAAGGCATCTCGAGGATTGTGTCCAGCTCAAGCGGTGCTCGATGTCGCGCTTGATCGGCGTCCCAACGAAACTTCCGCTTGAGGAAAGCGATGTCCTCAAGATACCTGTGGGAAACCATCTCTCCTGTTTTGGCCTCATCCGTGTACGTCATTCCAAATGTCGCGTACATCTCAGCCTGCGTGATCTGGTTGAACCACGGGAGGATCTCGTCACTGATGTTTGTAACATCGTCATCGCCGTAGTTGTTGTGATTGACGTGCTCCTCAAAAGCTGCCATCGAACAATATTGGGGTGCATACTTCTCTGCACAAAGCAGAAAAACAACACGCACCACAATGCTGTGGACGACAGAATTGAGAAGTGAGGTGAAAGGACATCCAGATGGTTGACCATGAGTCCACACGTACACGTCCTTACCCGAGACGTGGATGGAGTTCACGATCTCGAGCCAGAGCAACGTACGGATCTCCATGTCTTCCGGATCACTTGGTACCTTGGCGTAGAAGTCTTCAACTACGTCCAACGTGGCCCAGATTACAGATGCGGGGAGGGATCCGTCATAGTTGGTGAAATCACCTGCCACGACGGCCCTTCCCTTCCGCTGTAACCTCCGTGCCAGCAGTTCCCAATCCATGGAGTACACGTTAAGCCCAACACAGCTCTCAACATCGGTATGGTTCCTCGCCATGTGGGCGGCAAAACCGTCGAAATACTGACGGAGAATGATGGTTTGCACCATCTCTCCGGCAGAAAACAACCGCGTTTTGCCTTGATCCACCTTCGCAATGGGGCGAAG